CATACAGATTAGGATCATTTAAGTCTAGCACAGTACTAACTGGCTTAACACCTAAGTTACCATAGCTATAAGCTGGTCCACCTACTTCAGCTGGTTTAGGCACTTCTTGTACTGAAGGTACATCACCTTCACCATCCTGATAGTAAGGGCTTAAGCCTCTACTAACTCGATCTCTGTAGTTAGCTACGGCTTTATCTTGGATCAATTGACCCCGTGGGCTTTGCCAGTTAACATTACCAGAAGCCAGTAGCTCTATTTCATCTGGAGTAGTAGTTGGAACTATAGCTGGCATTTGTACTTCCTTACCGTCTATTTCAACTCCAATGGTTTGCTCTGTCATCATCTTGCCATACTGGTCTGGGAATGGACCTAAGAATCCTTGAGCAGATTTAGTGGTACCATCAGCCCTTAACATATCTTTTCTGGGTATAGGCTCCCTGTTAGCTAAAGCTTCTTGATTGCTAGCAAAATAATTCCGCATGTACTCCCCTGCATCCTGGTAGGGTGCTTTAGGTGGAGGTGTTTGGAACTGATCTAGAACAGGTGGGACTACGCTGTTAGGGTCTGGCAACGGAATGTTAGTTCCGGGTATAAGACCTTTCTTTTTGTCTTCATCGTCATCAATGTCGTGCATTAAACCCATGAACAAGTCAGACATTGTTTTTAAATCGTTAGCCATTACTGTTCTCCTTTATCCCCGTAGTCTCCGTCCGGGTAAGCCTCGTTTCATTCTTTGTTGTCTATTAAGAGCTGCTTGTTGATAAAGATCAACTGGAGCCCCAACAGCTTGATTATCTATTGACATGCTACGGGTCTGAGTTGTACTCCGAGGTTGTTCTCTAGTTAAGATATCTAAAGCTACAGGCGCAGAAGCAACAGCAGCTTTACCAGCACCAGAAGCCAACTGGCTACCTAAAGTGCTACCTGCTATATCACCTGCTGCCTTTTTAGCCGCTTGCTCAGCAGCTAGTTTAGCAGCGTTAGCGTTTATAGCAGAAGTAGACATCCCTAATTCAACAACAGGGGCTGCACTGGCTACAGCTCCGGGTACAGTGGCAGCAGCTCCTGTAGTAGCAGCTCCTGTAGTAGCAGCAGTCCCGCCAGCTCCAAGAGAAGTACCTAATACACCTCCAGAACCAATACCTGCTGCACCCATAGCTGGGCCTAGTAAACCTAATCCAAGACCCATAAGAGCACCTTTCTTTCTGTCTTTTGGATTAGCTAAAGCACCTAATGCTGCTCCACCTAATGACATTGCTAACAATGGTAACATTACTTACCTCCTCCCTTTGTTGTTTGAATACTGCCAAAATCAAGACCGCTAAGCATAGCCGCAGCATCTCGTATGTTTTGACGAGGTGCAGTCTGTCCAAACTCAAATCTTTCTCTTGCTGCATCAATTTCAGCTTGAGTGTAACCTTCCTTAGCAGCACCAACGTCTTGAATAATTTGAGACTGAAGCAAAGCTGAATCTTGTAGTTGAGGTAACTGTTGCATCATACCAAGCTGTTGTCGTCTATTAGAGTCTACAATACCTTGGAGAGCTTTAGTCCTTGCATCTGTTACTTGACCTGTTAAATTAGAAATAGCACGCTCTTGTTGGATAGCAGCTCTATCGCCACCAAATGCTCCACCTTGTACAGCGGCAGTAGTTAACTTAGGGGCAATAGTTGTCTCATAGTTAGATACTAGTGGTTTAGTAATAGCATCTAAATAATCTTGCGTTCCGGGATCCTTTAAGGGATCATAAGCCATAGCATCTTGGAACCTAGCCATAGCAGTATCGCTAAGTGCTCCTGTGCTTCCTGCAGCATCTAGCTGGGCCGCAAGACCTGCTTCAGTGTCAGAAGACATACCTGCTGTTGTGTCGCCCCCATAGAACTCCATAGGGCCTAATGCTTCCATATCTCTAGCATAACCTAACTGTTGGTTTAGTATAGCCCTTTGCTCTGGGGAAGGCTCAACAGTTGTAGTACTTGTACCACCACCGCCTTTACATTGAAGCATATAGCTATCTGTAAAACAACCTAGTTCTGAATCGTAGCTACTTTGAAAAGTAGTTCTTTTACCTTTAAGTTTCATTTAAAAGTCCTTTATTATCTGAGGGGTTCTTTAAGGATTTACCAGCTATGGTATATCTCTCAGAGAATCCGTGTTCTTTTAGAGGCCTTAACCAACCCCTCCTACCGAAGACTTGTATGTCATCACAGTTGTTAGTGATCGCCCAATCTTCAATTAATTTAACATGATCTAGTGCATCGAGGACACCTTCCCCCGTTTCACCACCCAAGTAACATACTTCACAAGTTCGTTTACTGGGGTAGTCAATGACATGAGTTATAACTGTAGCTACAAACTTGTCATCAAGGGTGCCTACCCATAGCTGCTTAGTGCCATCTATAAGGTCTTGAGCTATGTGTTTTAGTTTACGTTCACCCTGCCCATACTCTAGGGCAGACTCTATGTGCTCTAAACAAGCAACGGGTAAATCTTTAAAATGTTCTTTTGTCCACATGCAAAGCATATAGTCCTCCGGTTAACCTACGAATGCCCAAGTAGACCCAGTGTACCTGTACAAGCCAGCACCACTAGACCCGTTAAAGCCCCCACCAGTTCCATCGCTCATAGCAAGGTACCCTGTTAAGGCATCAACTGGCGGGTAGCTCAGGGGGATCATAGGTATAAATTGAGAGAGAGTTCTTACACTCTCATTAGTTTTATTAATTTCTTGTTGAACTGACCTAGCGTCATAGTTTACAGGAAGCATTATCTAAACCCTCTTACTCTACCTTTAATTTCCATATTAGTTATTTCCCAAGTATCTGCATTATTGTTTGAAGATATCTTTAGGAATAGGTATCTACCAGAGACCCTAACTTTATAATCAGCATAAGACCCGTTTACATAAAAACTATGTTCAGGGTTAAAGGTAGGCTCATCGTTAATGTTCTCAGCAAATCCTATTTCAACTAATGGAGTACCAGCACCTATCTTACCAACCCTTATACTTGTTATTTCTTTAATAGAGTAAGGGTCATCAAGATCGTGGGCTTTTGTAATACCATAAGTAGAATGACTAGAAGTAGACCCATCTTCAAAATATACATTACCTGTAGGATCAGATGTAATATCATGGTTAAATACGCCAGATATTTGAGTTGCGCTAGAACCTACTGATTCTATACTAAATGTTTTGTTAGAATAGTTATAAGTAATCTGAGTGTTAGGCTTAGTATCCATAATAGGCAAGGACCAAATAACCTCATTGTTTACTTTGTTATGATAAGCGACTACCTGAGGATATTCTGATTCTGCAATATTATCTCGAATGTATTTGTTAATACCTTCTACATCTCCTATAGCTTGAACAGAGTTACCATCAGTAACAAATAACCCTCTCTTTGAAAGGCCATAGTTAGTTGAATCTACAGCTACTACAGACTTAGAAGATACTGCACCAGCACCAGAAGCAAAAGCAGTAGAGTACCCAAAGTAATATGGGGCACCAGTGTACTGCAAGATAAACATCTGATCTTCTGTGTAAATAGCCTTAGCATCCCCTAGGGGTACTATAGCTTTTAAAGGTGATGATGCTTCTCGTAGCGTAAGACTACCCGCAGCATTATTCGCTGCAGCTACCCATGTATCTGGGTTGTCTGTATCACACCACGCAACATCATAAGGATGTTCTGAATTATCTTTATCATAGTTAATAGCTAAGATATGAGGTCCAGATTTATCTAAAGCTGATACTCTAGTAAAAGGGCAATCAGACACTGTTAGTGATAACTGTAAACCTGTCCCAGAACCTGAAGTAGACGCTTGGCTTATAGTGTTGCCATTAGCATAGCCAGATCCGTAGTTAGTTACCTTGAATCTTGTTACAGACCCTGCACTAACTGCTGTTACAGTTCCAGCAAAACTACTACCAGATCCTCCAGAAAAGGTTATATTATCCCCTACAGCATGATTATTTCCACCTAAAGAAATACTAGCACCTGATACTTTACCAGCACTTAGTTCAGCAAATGTTTCATTATTCTTTTTAATCTTGATAGGGCCAACGTTATCTGCTGCTAATACCCAAGTACCAAAGTTAGTAAATGACCATGCAGTAGCAACAACAATGCCTTCATCCCAGACAGAAACAGCTCCATTGTCTTCAACCCAAGTAGAGCCTCCATCTGCTATATCCCAAACACTAGCACCTGCGGTTTCTACTAAGCTATAACCTGTACCCACTTCTGTATTTAAAACAAGGGGCTCATCTAGTTTCCATCTATAAATTTTATTAAGATCACCTAGGTAAAGAACCTTAGTGTCATATTCATTAATAGCTATCATCCCACGTATAGGTTGTGAGCTAAAGTTACCTATTAAAGATTTACCGGGCTTACGCCTAATAGACGTATCTGTAAACTGTAACCCATCAACTTCAGCCCAGAAAGGAATGCTTTTATCAAATTTATTTGTTTGCCACCCAGACAATAACAGAGGTGTTAAGTCTGCAGGAAAAAAGTTCCTAGGTGTTCTCGGGGAAGTTGCCATACTTTATCTCCTATTTGTTGTGTACTACAACACCATCTACGACATAGGTATCATTACCATTTATCTCTGGTGTGTCACTTCCAGATACGTTTAGATTGTATACAGGATCTGTAGTAACTTCTAAGTCGATACTAGTGACTTCTTCCTGATACTCATTACCCTCATCATTTACCCGTACTATCATGTCCCCTACTTTTAATTCAGTTATTGTCATTTCAGGGTGTACATACATTGCAGCTTCGGGGTCTATAGCCTTCCAGCCTTCTGATGTTTTTATTGGGTGAGCTGGAGTTGTCTTAAGATGATTAATTTTAAAGATAGGTCTTTCACCTTCTTCGATAGTACGAAGCTCAATAACTTCGTTTACTATTCCGTTATCACCTATAACTTTATCCCCTGCTTCTATCTCTGATATTCGTTTAGTGCTAAGGTCTTCCATAGAAACCCAAGAGTCTCCGGGGAAACAACCATAGCTTCCACCACCACCGCCAGTGTAATTAAATAAATCTTCAACAAAGTAAGTAAAAGTATCTAATACTTGATTGTCTGCATTATTTTTTACAACTACAGTTACATCGATATCTGTAGATTGAGCAGCTAGATATCCATTAAATCTTAATACATTTCCAACTATGCAACTTAAGGTTTTTGCGTTATTAGTGTAAGACCCACTAGACCATTTAGTGCTATAAGATGTACCTGCAGTAGGCCAGTTAGAGGAAGAGTTAGTTTTCCTTTCAAGAGAAAAATGAGCAGAAGACCCAACGCTGCCTGAAACCTCTACCTTTAAAGTAACATCTCTAGTGATAGTAATGCCGTTAGTTAAATTACTACCTTCGTTATTAAATCCACTATCACTGTAATTATTAAAGCCTGTTTCTGGTAAATAAAATGTTCTTGCCCAAACTTGATTTGATCCAATCCAAACTTCACTTATCTGAGAGGTACCAATGTATATTTCATTTATTTTATTTGCACCAATATAGATATCCATAGTTTAAGTCCTGAAATAAATTGTAGTACTGTTTGTTCCCGTAGCACTTGTCGATACGCTGTAGTTATCCCACTTAGTAGCGTTAGTTGCAGTAGTTGCGCTTACAGCATTATCACCTGTCCCAAGCTTACCATTAAGTGCAGTCTGTAATCCAGATACATCTGAGATAGCAAGGGCATGGTGAACAGGGTTTAAAAGTACCCATGTGTTATTAGAACTATTATATATTAAATCTAAGTAATGAGAAGTTCCTCCAATTTGACCTGAAGATAAAGAACTACCATCTAAGTTTTTTATAGTAGCAGCACCAGTTGCATCTACGTTTAAAGTAGCACTGCCAGTATTAGCTTGGTGTGCCTTTACTATGATTCGGGCACCTTCTGCTTTAACAACATTATTAGAAAAGTTAGCAGAATAAGCTGTACTTGAACCAGTAGTAGATACTACATCAAGCGAGGATCTTAATATCCCATTAATTTCATTTTTAGCTTCAGTGAAGTTATCTCTCACAGATTGGGTTGTCGGTGAACCCGTTGTTGGGTTACTGTCATTAATCTGACTAGCCATTAGTAATTCTCCTTTTTATTTTTCTCTTTGTACGCCTTTAGTTTTTTCTACGGTACGCATAGCGCCTAAGCCCAGCATACCCATAAGGACAGGCATCATTTCCGAAAGAGCTACAAGGGGAATACTGACTGCAGAACCGGCAAGAGCAAGCGTAAAGTTTGCCAGCGGTATAATAATAAAGTTACCTGCCATCCCAGCCACGCATACCCAGCCAACAGCCGGACGCCAACCTGCGACAAACAAACTCTTATGAGCTGCTTCAGCTTTGTTAACTTCGATTTGTGCCTTAGCAAGTTCCTGAGCATGTTTCTCAGCCATCGTAGAAAGTTCAAAAGCGATAGCATTCTTTTTGTCTTTGTCCTCTATAAATTTGTCTAGTAATCCTGTAACAGGTCCGATTAATTGTGATAGCATTGTTATCTCCTATTTACTCAAAGGTCCTTTACGATACCTTGCAGTTTTCTTTGCAATCTTCTTTGGTTGTTTAGAGAACTGCTTACCCTTACGAGTGTCCTCCCTCTTTTTCTTACTAGTAGCCGCATACTCTTTAGCTGATAGGGCACCTCTAGCTTTCTTAGGTAAGTACCGTTCACCAGTAGCTTTCTTGCCCTGTGTGCTAGGTTTACCTGACTTAGTACCCCACTTTTCTTTAGTCCACTTAGTCATGGACTTCTGGGCTTTAGTCTTTTTACCTGAGTATTTACCGCCAGCTTTACGGTACCTCTGTCCAGCTAACTGGGCTTTACGAGCACTCCACTGTCCGGGTTTACCACCCTTACTACCAGCTTTAACACTAGCAACAATACGTTTCCATAATGCTTCGTTTGACCTAGCCATAGTTATTTACCTTTCTTTTTACCTTTACCGTAGCTCATAGCTTTCTCCTTTGCTTTACTTGATAGTTCTTCGAAATGAAAAAGTTTTGCAGACAAAGGGCTATGAGTAGCACCTGAGTGAACTTCACCATTCGGCATCTTATGAGTAGCACCCTTATGTGGAGTACCGTCTTTTGTATAATGCATTACACCTTTAGCCATTACCATTTCACCTTATTAGCCCAGTAAGCAGCAGACAGGGGCCCCTTAGCAATGTTCCTACGGTGCCTAGCCTTAAAGCTTTTACGTTTAGCTTTCATTTTAGCAGACTCACCTGCCTTAGGTTTCCCTGCAGTAGATGCACCTTGTTCTCCAAAGCGAATAGTCTTGATTGTATCACCTTGCTTAGCCACAACAATGTGTGACTTCGTAGGGTGGTTAGGGGTCCTCTTAGGTTTATTGTACCCAGAGACCCCTGCTCTTTTGAGTCTTGGGTCTTTTAGTGGCATAGTTATTTATCCTTATGTATTAACTTTTGGATAGTTTCAGATTCATAGATACGAATACCTAACCATATAATTGTCAATAATGAAGCTACGGGTGGTAACCAAGCAACAAGGCTTAGTACTCCTGTACTTGCGGCTGCTATATCCATAACTTGTTTGGTCTCTTCCTCGATATCACTGAGTTGCACAATGTGTCCTCCTTTACTTGAAAAAGTTTACTATTGTGTAGGTTAACCCCACGATAGACGGTATAGCAACTAAAGCTACAATTACGCCAGTAAATATTTCAACAATAAGTTTTTTGTTTTTAGCTTTCTTGCGAAGTATCGCGTTCTCTTCTTCCTTTCTTTTTCTTTTACAATCAGACTGAAACTGTAACCAATCGTCATACATATTGGCTCTACCTGCATATATCATTATTTCCCTTAGCTCCTCCTCTTGTTGCTTGAGGGCTTCTAAGGCCATGAATGCTTCCATGTCTGATTTGTTTCCATTTTTATTAGCTTTCTTAGCTATAGAACTTTTGGAATTAAAGTATGAACTAGCCTGCTGTGCCACACTTGCTAACTCTTGTCCATTAGCTATTGTCTTTTTAATAACTGCAAAAGCTGCATTAGCAGCAGCGAGTTCAGCTAGCATCTTTGCTCTCCTTGTATCACCTTGTTATTCCATAATCACCCAATGAGTAATCTTCGGGGTACTCCATTATTAATTTAGGAAGAGTAACACCTTTATGAAGTTTATTATCATCTTCCATTTGTTTTAGCTGTATTAAATAAAACTGCATCCAGTCGTAATTACTATTTCCCTCAGACACCATTGCTACTGTTCCCGGTTTTGTCTGGTCATAAAGATAAGTAGCAGGCTTTTCATCAGTAGTTCTTACATCTAAATTACCTAACACTGCTTGATCTTTTAACATATACATTTGCAAAGTATCTTCACCAACTACTACACTGTTAGGGAATTTAAACTCTGCTGCTTTACGACTAAACCATGTTACTCGTGAGTGAGCCTCAGATCCTTCAGAATATTTTTTAGATTGATTGTAATACTCTGTATGTAGGTTATGGTAAAACTCAGCTCTATCCTCCTCTAATCCATGCTCTTCAATAAAGAATTTAGTATAATCAAAGTTTAAAAGTTTATCGTAATTAACAGTGAATGGCTGAGATAATAAAGTATTCTCTGGTTTAAGTTTTACACTTTTTTGATTTAAAAGAAATAAAGCATCAGGTACTTTTTCTAAGGACTCTAAGTTTTTATAAAACCAAACACCATGGGGTGTTAAGAGATCGTCCCCATCTGCTAAACAACAGTAGTTATCTTCAGACTTTAAAAATATATCAAGTAAAGAGTTTTTACCAGTTGCCGGAGTACCATCACTTTCAGTTACATGGTACTCTATATTGTTCTTTTCACAGAAACTTTTAGCTAGTCTTTTATGGTAATCATTTAAAGTGTTAATAACTACTACAGCATCTTCAGGGTCTAAGTTACTATACTTAGGATCAAAAAACCTAGCCAATGCCGGTTGATCATTAGATGTTAAAATATAAAATCTCAAAGTACTACTCCTCTTCATTAAACAGTTCTATTGCATTTAACAAAGCTTCTTGTACTTCGTCATCAGGGACATCAATAATATTTACTTCGTACACAATATTATCTTTTGAAAAGCAAGCCCACTTTGCTTTTGGTTCTTCTCTTACTGTATATTCCATAGCATACCTACCTTAAAATGACTAGCTTTTTATCTTGTGTAGTACTACCAAAAGGGTTGCTGTTAATACCCGTCCAAACCCATTTTGTATAGTTATAGTAACTTCCAGCGGAATACGTTGCACTGGACCGATAATTAAAAAAGACAGGGGTTGTTGATCCAGAACCCGTTAAGTATTGTGGCCTAATTTCTATAGTGGTAAATCCCGAATTTCCGTAAGAGTATCCTGAAAGGATTAATACAATCTGTTTGCTACCAGTGGTGTAATAGCAAGAGATAAATGACGCATTATTTCTAAAGTCTACAGTCCCGTCATTAATAGTCCCGATATACGAACCCGCTGGGTAAAAGTTTCTGTAACCATATGCACCCCCATCATTAGTGTTAAGCCAAGTACTACCTACGGTAATAATTTGCTGATCTTTACCACCTACTTTACCATAAAAATTATTAGTACCAATAGATAAAGGGTATGCTCTATTTGCTAGACTTCTTAACCTTGAATCATTAAAGTCAAGATTCTGGTCAGTGCCGTAAGCAACACCCAGCGCTTCAACAGCAATATCACTAAAAGAAATTTGACCTGAGCTTTGTAACGCCATACATTATTACTCCCAAGGTAAATTAGTTTTAGTTTCAGGGTTTATTTTAAGATTTAAATTGTTAACTACAGATTCCTCTAATTTAAGAACTTCTTCTTCTCCTAAAGAATCCTTAACCCAACCTATAACTTTCTCTTCTGTTACACTTTCCCAATCTATAAAACTTTCAGACTCAGATGTAGCATCCCAAAAATCTAATATACCGTAAAGCCTTTCTCTGTGTAAAATTTTATCATTCTCGTTACCCCCTTCGAGGTCTACCCATTCAAAAGCAGAAAGCTCCCAATGGGCAGCACGAATGAGTCCAGTATTTATATCAGTATCTAAACTATCTATTCTCCAATTAAATTGCATTTTTATTTCTCCAATTCATATAGTCGTGATTCAAGTTTATCTACTTTTTCTGATAGCTCTTTTACAGCTTCGATAAGTAACGGTGTTAGCTTCTCATAGGCTACAGTTTTGTAGTCTTTACCTATAGCAGAAGGCCTAATAACTTCTGGTAATACTTTTTCAACTTCTTGAGCTGATACACCAACTTCTAAACCATTCCACTCCGCACCCTCTAAGATTGCTTCTTCATTGGGGGTGTAGTAGTATCCGTTTAAGGTATTAAGTTTTTCTAAGGGGTTTTCAATAGTACCCTTTAAATCTTTAAGACGTTCATCAGAGTAGTAAGCTGTAATATTACCAGTAGCTACAATAGAGCCTACAACGTGTAAAGCTGCGGCAGGGCCTGTAGTCCCTATACCTAATCTACCTAGGTTATTAAGCCTCATCTTTTCACCAAGTGAGCCTTGCTCCCAAGTAAAAGACCCTGGGGTACCTGTACTGCTGTTTTGTGTAAACCTACCTGTATTACCAAAAGTGTTTATTCCAAAATAACCATTTGCAGTATTAGCGTTATATATTCGGAACTGAGGAATAACCCCTGTAGTATTGTTATCCAAAGTAATCATTGGATTAGTATCTGAATCAATATGTAAAGGGGCTGTGGGGCTGCTTGTTCCAATACCAATCTTACCGGTACCATCAGCCTGTATTATTTCTCTCCAACCAGGGCTATAGCTGCTACCTTGATCGTTATATACGCAAATCTTGGTTAAACCTGTACCTGTTGTTGGCCTTGTTATACGCATATGCTTATAGGTGCCACCCCATGTTTCAATAAGGCATCCCGCTAATTCAATAGTACCAATAGTAGAATGTCCTGTTACAAGATCACCACTACCCGCATAAGACCATTGAACTTTAACTGTGACATAGTTATTATTAAAAGCTCCGTAGTTATTGCTCAACTGCGTTATTAGATCGGCTGTAGTTGTAGCTGTGATTACTGCATTGTTATAAAACCTACCAAAACCAGTAGCTTCAACACCATCTAGCTGGTCAGCATCTAAGCCTGAGCCTGAGCCATCGTTGCCCTGTGTCCACACTTTGTATGAATTGCTTGTAGTGCCATCACGCCACATTGGGAAATCATTTTGTGTATATAGAGTACCTGTCCTACCACTAGCGTTTTCAAAAACATAACTAGGTGAAAATGTAGCATGGTTGCGGTAGCTAATAATCCCTTCTTGGAAGTCATCGTGGCTTACTTTAAGGCCGATGTTCCCACCACTAGTTATAGTACCGCCAGTGAGGTTTAGCTTTGCATTAGTATCAGTTAGCTGAAAGTCTGTGCCGCTGAGAGTAATCCCGTTTGATGCAGTGTAGGTTGTGTTATTATCACTGCTGTCAATAGTAAAGTTAGGGTATGTCCCTGTAACGGATGTAGCCCCAGTACCTGTTAAAGATACAGTCTGATCAGGTGCGCTATTAGATATAACCCCACCGCCAGATATACCAATACCAGTGCCTGCACTTATTTCTCCAAGTACAGAAGTAGTAAAGTCAGTGCTGACTGCTTGATTTGATACGTTGCCTAAAAAGAATTGACCATCATTTAGGTTTGGAGTAGCAGCAGAACGGCCTGAGCCTGAAACCAGAATAGAACCTGTACTTGCATGAACCCTTTCTACCTTGCCAATGTTTTGTAACTGAGAAGACTCTCCAGATGGTTTAGTAGCTGAAAGAGCTCCCGGGGTATTCGATACATAAAGAATATCTCCTAAGGCATAGCCGCTTGTATCTATGTTATTTAGTTGTCCTAAAATAACAACTTCCATAGCAGCGTTTGCAGAAACAGTATCTGCAGATAATCCAAAAGCAGGCATCTTAGCTGCATCATCAGCATCTGCTTTAGATACCAATGGAGTGTTCCCGCTAATACCTGATACGTATACAGCATCACCTTTCGTAATAGCTTCACCAGCTTTAGCTTTGAACACTACTTCACCTTGAAGCGTACCTATAAACTCTGGAGACTCTACGTTACCAGTAAAAGTACCACCAGTTACAGGTACATAATCTGTAGCAGCTGCTGTAGCAATTGTGCCTAAACCTAAGTTAGTTCTTGCTGTAGCTGCATTGTTTAAGTCTGACAGGTTGTTATTAGCAATTAATGCTCCTGATAAAGAAGCGTAAGCAGCTACCCATGAGCTTCCCTCATAAACCATCATAGCATCTGTTGTGGTATTAAAATATAAAGTACCTGCAACAAGAGCATCGCCATCATTATCCGTTGAGGGGTCACTGGATTTTTGACCTAAGTATCTGTCATCAAAAGAATCAAAAGCTGCTAGTGCTGCATCCCTTGCAGCTTCTGCGGCAGTCTGTGCAGTTGCTGCTGAGGTAGCGCTATTAGATGAACTAGTGGCACTGCCTGCAGAAGCAGTCGCAGAGTTAGCAGCTGCTGTAGCACTGTTAGCTGCATCAGTCGCACTACCAGATGCTGCAGTTGCAGAATTAGATGCTGCAGTTGCACTACCAGCTGCTGCAGTTGCAGAGTTAGCTGAAGCTGTCGCAGAGTTAGCTGAGTCAGTTGCACTCGAAGCTGATGCTGTAGCACTGTTTGCTGAATCTGTGGCACTATTAGAAGCTGAGGTAGCACTGCCAGCTGCTGCTGTAGCACTGCCAGCTGCTGCTGTAGCTGAACCTGCAGATGCTGTGGCACTGTTAGCTGAATCTGTAGCACTACTTGCTGAAGCTGTTGCTGAATTGGCAGAGTCTGTAGCACTACCCGCTGAAGCTGTAGCACTCGAAGCGGATGCTGTAGCGCTATTTGCTGAATCTGTAGCTGAACCTGCAGATGCTGTAGCACTGTTTGCTGAATCTGTGGCACTGCCAGATGCTGCTGTAGCACTGTTAGCTGCATTAGTCGCAGATGTAGCAGATGCTGTAGCTGAGTTAGCTGAAGCAGTTGCACTGTTAGCTGCATTAGTCGCAAAAGTACTGGCTGTTGATGCTGCACCACTAGCTGAAGTAGCACTGTTTTCTGCATTGGTTTCTGCCTGTTCTGCAGCAATTTGTGCTAACTTTGCTTTAGCTGCAAATGACTGAGCACCAGCAAGTTCTGCATCATTGGAAGCACTAAAGCTCCCACCCTCTGCAGGATCTGCCACTAAGCTAGATTCTGGTGTATATTCAATAGCCATTATCTTATCTCCTTAAAGTTGAGCAGTATTAGAGTAAGTCTGTATGTGAGACCCACCTCTTGCTTTTCTTTGAATTTCTTCCTGATTTAATTCTTGTATACCTTGTAGTTGCTGAGCAACGTACTTAGCTGATCTCTCATCTTCACCAACGTAATCAAATGCATGACCTATAGCACCCCATAGCAAAACTCTTTCATTGCTATCTCTAAGCCAGTTAGGTACCTCTGCTCCTACATAATAGTTACCACTTGATGCAGGGAACTCTACAGCACCTTCAGCATCAATAGTAGAAGCTGTTGCTAACCCTGCGTCTATGTTAGCTTGGTTAACTAGGTACCTAGCGTCTAAGTCAGTAAGCCTTCTATAGTAGTGTATTTCGTACACATCACCTAGCTTAGCAGCGGGGTAAAAGATTACTGCAGGGCCTTTACGGGCATAGGACTCTTGAAGGTGGGTATAGTCATCATCTTGCATAGACAGCAGGGATAACTTTTCGTCAAATACATAACTGTTACCTTCAGAATCTATTTTTCTAATCTGTATGATTTCTGATAAATCTGTAGGAAGAGTTAAACTAGTTTCCCCTACGCCATTGCTATCAACAGCTGAGTATGTGTAAGTATACTCTAATGGGGGTACTCTTAGCTTTCTATAGCACAAGTCTGCTGAATAATCTAAGAAATCAGCTACGAGAGAATCTGTTAATATATTAGAATCCCGGTTAACCCATGATCTCACTTTAGTAACTAAGGCATCGTATAATGGAGTTGACATGTATTGTCTCCTTTGTTTTAACCACGACCTCTAGTTACATTAGATGTTAAGAGATTCGGGTACTCTGATTTTATAATTCTTTTTAATTTAGCAACGTCTTCCTTGTTGCTCATAAACTCTGATTCATGTAAGTTTAAACCATGTTTAGTTAATATCTCAAGTGCAACAACATCGGGTATAATTGCAAAAGACCTATAGTGAGATGCATCGCCCCTTAGGGCTTGCTTATCACGTGATTCTTTAGCATAGTTTAAATACTCAGTTACATCTTGATGGACTTGAAACTTCTTCTCAGAAGCATTAGCCTTCATTAATTTATTATCCATTTTCCCTCCAACAGGTAAAAAGAAGGGGCCCCACTAAGGGACCCCAATAGTCTTAGCTACCGCCTAGACCTACGATCATGCCACAACCTTTAGGGTTGGTTACTGCAAGAGTACACTCTTCCACGATCTGTCCAATAGTGCTATCGCCTTGCTGACCAACTTCAGTTTCCTGAAGAGGACGCAGAGTAGCAACCTTGAAGAACGAGGGATCATATACTAGCGCACAGTAGTTAGCAGAGTTAGTAGTAGCGTCTGCTCCAGTGTTGTGTGCAAGACCCATAATGTAGTTAGGTACAATGCGGATCTCACCGAAGTCACTGTCGAACAACTCAATGCTCTGACGGATCTTACCGGTGTCGTCTACGTTACGTACAGTGTTGTTTCCAGTAGCGTGAGCTTTAGAAGACAAGGTACGCTTGTTTAGAGGTGAAGTCATCAAAGTAGATGCTTTACCGCCAGCTTCGTAGATAGCTTGCATAACGTCATCAACTTGGCTTAGCTCAATGTCGTTAAGGTTAGCATCTGAAGCACCACGGTTAATAGTACCAGCAGTACCTACGCCAGTAGTACCTGGAGCAGTGTAAGCACCAGTTTCACCACCGTTTACTACGAGAGAGGCATCGTTACAGTAAGCCTGATAGCCACCCATAGTACGAGTTCCAGAACCGTTCTTGCTGTGGAAGCTGTGGATAGCATCGTGCTCGAGGTCACGACGAAGCTCAGTACCACGCTTCTTCAGCTGGTATGCATATTCGTCAGCAACGCCAGCCTGATCAACAGCACGCTTAGATCCAGAGACCTGTACAGTTTTAGAGTTGATCTGAGTGTAGTTACCAAGACGAGTACGGTCACCGCCAGCAGCTTGTGCAGCAGCTACAGTTGCAAAGGTAGAACCTTCAGCAACAGCACCAGAACCGGGAGCTACTAGCTCATCAGTTTGCCACTCGTGATAGATAGCCTTAGCTGTGGTTTTGCCAATAGATGACAAGAATGGAGTCTCTTCACGAGAGATCATGGAGATAAAGTTCGCCAGATCTTCCTTCTCAGAAAGAGTACCAGTAGTTACAAAATTTGTTGCAGCCATTTTTAATTTCCTTATATTATAATTTGATTGAATCTATAATTAGCGGAACTTACTTAATGACTTTAGAAACTCTAATTCACCTTCCTCCGAAGATTCACCAGATAAAACCTTTTGTCGTAATGCGGCTTGATCTCGTGCTTTCCGCTGGGAAGCTGTAGTTTTACGTTTAGTTGGGACACCCTTTGCTTTTCGTGCTGTCTTACGTTTAGCAGATCCTTTTGTGGTTTTCTGCTTAAGTCTTCGATAATCATCTACAAACTTAACAACGTTAGCATCCATAATGATATCAAGGAACTCTTGAGGCACACCCTCATCCAATGCAAACTGCCGTACAGCTTCTGCGTCAAAGTCTGGTAAGATAACTTTAATATCTTCCTCAAACTTTTCCATCAGTTCGTCTACTTGTGCTTGGAACTGTTCTTGCTGTTTTTCTTGCAAGGTTGAAAGTACAGTCTCACGTTTGTTACGTGCAGCCCAATATTTCTTTTGGGCAGTCTCACGTTTATCCTTGAGATCATTGAGCTCATAGTTGTCACCATCTTCACGAGCTTTCTCAATTTTAGCTTCTAAGTCATGGTAGTTCTTAGCTAGCGCATCCTCTTCTTGTTGGAGTTGCATAGCTAACACACTACCTAGTTCTATAGCTTGATTAGTCTTTTCGGAGTATTCCTCTTTTAATTCTTTTTCAAGCTCACTAACTTCTCTACCCTTCTTAGACAAGTGTTGATCAGTAGCAAAACCTTTACGAAGTTCTGACAAAGATACATATTCTGTTTCTCCATCAATCTTGACGGGTACTTTATAGTCCCAGTCTACTTCCTCTTCATCCGGTAAATCGTCATCTTGGGTAGAATCCTCATCGTCATCATCCTCATACTCTTCATCGTCTTCAGCGTCTTCCTCATAATCATCGGTATCGTCTTCATCTGTGGCGTCTTCAATTTCGGGCACATCTTCTTCTTCCACAGAATCTTCCGGGTCAAGATCAGATTCATCATCATTTGGTAGAGATTCCCCTTCAGCTTCAATGCCAAGTAACTTGCCCATTGGTCCCAAAGGTACTGGAATGTCATCGATAGATTGACCATCTTGACCAGCGTAAAAACCAGCGTCATCCGATTGGGTAGAGGCTGTAGTGTTTTCATTGCTCATAATTTGTTATCCTATTTTAGTCCTGTTTATCAGCCGCCTTCTTCTTAGGGGCTCGGGTATCTTTCTTTAGCGTCTTCAGTCTATCTAAAGCATTACACGCATGTACGAAAGTTTCTGCATGGTAACGGGCTTTACCCGGACCTGCAGCTAGTTCTTTAATCATAGCAGTCACTGTATTTTCTGTAGCAGTGATAGCTTTATCTAGTATTGCACTATCCATCTATATCTCCTTCTTGAGATTTATTATGGTCTATTAACTCTTGGTTAAACCCAAATGTTTCTACGTTAATTAGACGTTCTTTAACAGACCCTAAGCCCATAGCTACGTGGTATAAGTACTCACGTTCTTTTAAGCAATGAGGTTCTGTCATTAACCACTGACTAAACAAATCTACTAAGATATCAGAGTAAGCTTCAGTAAAGAACTCATCTCTCTCTTTCTTAGCAAACATTGCTGTAGTTAGTGCTTTTTGGGAGTCTCCAAAGGGATTAGCTTTGTACTCTCCGGTTTGTTGGTCCATTTTGGGTTTAAACTTTCGTTTAGCCCCGCTTTTATACTTATCCACTATATCTCCTCTGGTTAGTGTCGTAAGTTGAAGGGCCCGTAGTGGGCCCCTCATTAGATGGGATCACCCCCTTACATCATACCTCCACCTGTCTGGTTTAGGAATCCTTGGATCATCTCTGGGGTAAGCTGTTGGTTTTGAGCTTGTTCCGGAGATGGTGTAGAAGGTTTTCCTCCATTAGGCTGGGTCATAGTTTGATTAACAAGTTCCGTAGCCATCTTGTACATTTCCTGTACATCAGGTTGTTGTGGAACTTCAAGTCCTTCTTTTTGTGCTGTTACACTTAACTTAGCCCATTCTTGATATGATTTATCCAAAGCAACTACAAGTTGTTTAAGGTTATCTTGTATTGCGTTCTGAGACTGAACATTCGTATAATCTACGTTTGCTTGGTCTAAAGCTAGCTTAGCCTGCTGAGTTCGATCAGCTACTTCTTTAGCCTTTTCAGTTTGCGCCATTTGCTTCTTCTTGGCTTCCATTGAAGTTTTCTTATACTCTTCGGAAGTGTAGTCTACTAAGTAGTCTAAGGGATCTTCACCTAATGCCTCAATGGTTCTATAGGCAATTGATGCTGGAGCTGTGGGATCTATTGCTCCCTGATATCCTGCTTTCATTAGAGCAGGTAATACCTTGTCTCCGATCATTGCCATTTTACCTAACACAGTTTTGTTACTTGCATCACCTACGTCAGCCTCGACTTGTAACATCATCTCATCTGGAAGATCTTTCATGTCAACTGTACTGTAGAAGTTATTACGATCATAGTAACCAACTGATTGTGTTCGCATTTCCATCTTCATCGTCTTATACACACCTTCACAGAGTTCAGCTAAGCCGGTTTCCATGAATCTTCGGGCGATATGTTGAATGCGAGTTTGTGCTGCTGATTGCACAGAAGATACTTTCTGTTCTGAGTTCCCAGACACATAGAGAGTATCATTAAGACCTTGGGCTGCTTTTGACAGTCCATTGGCTTGTTCTTTGTGCTTCTGCAAGAACTCAAGCAGAGGCACTGTACCTGTAGACAGAGACTCAGGTGGCATGTTCTTAATAGCCATTGCTGGGTTTCCGTTGGTAGGTACAATTTGTTTTGGCTTCATATTTTGCAATGCAGAAAAGTCTACCACATTTGGATCAGCTAACTTAGGGGAGTAGTTAGTTAAGTAAGTATTCTCAACAAAACCACGCAGTATAGCTGTAGATGCCAGAGTAGCAGGTCGAGTCATATCTGCCATAGATAGACCAGCCCACTCGTGTGGGATATCAAAAGCCTTAAGTTCTGCGATTTGAACACAGTCAACATCTTCTTCAAAGAGCACATGATCTCCGACTGTGATAAATCTTTTAAGCTCTGCGATACCATCGCCATCCCGGTCAACACTCATCCAGCACTCTAAGACAGTAGCTAGTTGGTTTGCTTCTGATGCTTGAACTGGGTTAAAGTTAATATTACTCAGTCCTACAGCAGACCTTCGGGCAGCTTTTTCATTATTAATAGCTTGGGCAAACGTATAGCTGTCGTGAGCTGTGTTGTCCCAATCAATGTTCATTGCATGATCAGGATACTGTTTACGGATCTCTGATCGGGTCATTTCTGTTCTAATACCTACGAAGGATGCTTCGTGGATAGAAGACGCACCTTGGCTTATTATAAAAGACTCCGGTTCAATGTTACGGATCTTTATGCCACTTTTATTATGGGTACGCTTGATACGTACATCTTCGTACACACCTACCCCATTTACAAATAGATCACCTACTACTTCCACTTCGTTATCGGCTAGTAATACATCCAAAGCTTCGGGTGTGATCTCTTCATACTCTTCAAAGGTACAGTCGTAATCCTCTACGTACTCCCAGACTACTGCAGCATTCTTCCAAAGAAGTGCTGACTTCATCCAAGTGTTGATAAGGTCCCAGCCTTTGTTCTTTTTGAACAGGCAGTAGTTTACAACGTCAGAAGCTACTCGAGCTTCGTGTACACCTTTTGCAGTATTAGAGTATGGTATAAATTTTGCTAATTTTTTATTATTTAGTAGTAGCTCGGAAAGTACAGCTGAGTACCCCTCAATAGCCTCTACGGTGTCCGAGGACACGATCTTTGATACACCTTGGGGAGCTAAGTGTCCTCGGGGCTGCATCGCATATTCGAATGTAGCTTTCTCGCGCTCATCTGATAACTCAGAGCTATCAAGGAAATTACCTTGAGAGTTAGCTACTTCAGAGTGAATGATGTTCATCAATTCCTCATCAGTTACTGCTTCCATGTATCCATCGGGTTCTTGCATTTTAAAGTTCCTCTGTATTGGATTAACACAATCCATCATTCAATCATTAAATTAAATAGGGTTCCTATTCTATTCTTTCCCGAAACGTGAATGTCACCGAAAACCACAACGTTAGCTGGAGGACTAATGGGGAAACTTTTCCAGCCTATAGCCAGCTAGTACTATCCTCAAGGAACTGCTGGTTCTGAAATCCTACTTTCGTATTTACTAAACGATCTCTGTGAGTACGTAGGACCTCAAGGGCTATAGCTGTAGCGATTACAGTATCATCGTGTGAGCCTATAATAGCATTGGTACGACCATTCGCATCAGCCACGTAATCCATACATTCCTGGATGATTCGCGGGGACGCAAGGTTAACGTCATCGTTCTCAATTGCGTTCTTAAGATGCGCTATGATCATGGGTTTAGTAGCTTGAGTTGTTCGCCAACCAAGGCGAGTGCCTTCCTCATTAGACACATTAGCTACTTTGGTTTGATGGTATAGGTTGACATAATTCATCTGCTTGAGACGATTCAGTGTTGCTATACCTAAGGAATTAGATTCAACAGCTAGTAAAGCATTGTTGTAATATCTTCCAAGATAGAATAGTAGGTCCCCGTATTGAGTAGGATCTATTCTATTATTTCTATATAAAGCTACAACCTCGTTATGTGAGTCCATAACAACACATGCAGAGGAGTCTTGTCCAACTCCTAAAGCACAGTCAGCACCTATTACAAAGTTCTCATCGAACTTAGGATACTTAAAGATCTCTAAGTCTCCCTCACTAAAGTCCTCAAAAGTAGAGGAATCATGGGAGAATATTTGTCTTTTAAGTACCGCTGAAGGTACTAGAGATTGTAGTTTTTCCACATTAAACACATTGGCACCAGAAGTCTGAAAGGCTTCCTCAGGGCTCAATGGGTATTCTTGTCGGAACTTACTA